CCCGACGAAGATACGCGAGTTGCAACACAGGCTGGCTGGAAACATGCTTCTACTATTGAGCGTGGGCATTCATTAGTTCAGGCGATGATTGCAATCCCCTCTCTTGATATTGACGAAGAGGACATGGACGAATACTTTTTGGCAACTAAACAATACGATAAGTAATCATGAGGGAAAGAATACCAGACGAGATCCTAGAGTTTAGTGGGCGACCTACTCACAAGCAACGTCTTGTCGGGAAGATCATCCAGATGCTACTCCTAGCAACGGTCGGTGTTCTTTTCCTTTTATGCTTCGCGTCTTGCTCTATGCCGATCAGCGGCTCTGTTACATACAGAACTCAGTCAGGCTCTAAGGCTGGGCTAAGGTTTCAGCCTTGGTCAAAGCCTAGCCTGTTCTTTAAACTACGCGCACCCGAAAAAGTATCTGACTCCAAGTAGTCATGCCCAAAGTAACTCCAGACCCATGCCTACCAAGAAACGTGCTTTCCACCGCCTTTATCGGCAAGGAGCGCGTGTTTTGGTCTAGTGGTGTGCTGAGGTTCAAGCTCCACAACGGTGCAGAGATAAACATCCCGAAGGGTTTCCTGAGTGACGGGTTGAGTATTCCTAAGATGTTTCAGAGCATCTTTAGTAAAAGCCCTTACTATATCTATGCAGGTATTCTGCATGATTATCTTTACAGGTCAAACTGCCCGTTTCAATTAAAGCGGGGTCACGCCGACAGCCTCTTCCTTCTATACATGAAGAAGTATGGTGTTGGCTTCTTTACGAGGCAGATGATTTTTAGTTCTGTCCGTGTTGGGGGCTGGGCGAGTTGGAGGAAGTGCAAAGCTAAATTCTACAGCAATGAAACCAATATCTAAATCTGACGTATGGAAAGCAATTTGGTTGGCTGAGAATAAGCCGATGGATAAGGTTGTGGATTTTTTGCGTAGTCTACTCCCGCAATACAGCCCAGCATCTTCTAAGGGTCGGATTAAGGTCGCCGTGGTTGTGGGGCATAACAGCAAGGCTACAGGAGCATACGCGCCCCACCCAGTGAACAAGAGTGAGTTTGAGTTCAACTCCTTAGTTGCTAAAGAGATGGTTGCTCTTGCCTCTTACGATGATGAGATACAGGTGAAGGTATTCTATCGCAAACCCATAAGTAGCTATTCCCTTCAGATCGACGAGGTTTATAGCCGAGTGAACCGATGGGATCCAGATCGGGCTTTGGAGCTACACTTTAATTGGTTGGCACAGGCAGGTCGTGTTGAGATGGCACATTACGTTAGCTCCAAGAAGGGGGCTAGTATAGCGAGGAACCTTTTGAAAGCATTTACTCGTCTCATGAAGACCACCACTAGGAAATCCAAACTCTTGCCAAGGGGTAAGAATGATCGCGGTGGCAGAAGCCTGTGGGCTTGCAAGTGTCCTATTGTATTGACTGAGCCTTTTGATTGCTCCAACATGAGCCATCTTATGCGCGTCGATGAACTTGGAATAAAAGCTTTTGCTGAAACATACATCAATACCATCAAGCATCGCACAACACCTTAACCTTTAACACAATGACCGCTTCCATGAACATACCTTTATTTCCTCTAACCTCCTTAATGATTGCCAGTATAGCCACTAACGTAGAGCTAGTAGGCACTACAGATTTTACACACATAGCAGGGCAATACGGAGCGTTGGGGATGATGACGGTAGCACTGGGAGCATTCTCCGTCTGGATGGAGAAGAACCGCCGCAAGGGGGAGAAGGAAGACCGCGAAGAACGTAAGCTACACCACGATGCTCTTATTAAGATCATTGAACAGAAAGATGCGGTTATACATAAAAAGGATGCCGTTATTGAAGATACTTTAAGGAAAAACTAAGAGCCGACCAAGTAATGCATAGCCAAGACATGGGCAACGAGATTGCAATGACCCTTTCGGACGAAGAGGCGGATCAGCTTTTGCGGGCAGCTTGTGAAGACAGTGAAGATTGCTGGATTGAATCGTTTGCAAAAATACTTACTAAAGAGGGTGATGTTCGGCTACTCGAGTTGAACTACTTGCAAGAAAAAGTATGTGATACAATTAGGTTCTGCCGCGAGAATGGATTCCCTTGCCGCATGATTATTCTGAAACCTCGCCAGCGCGGATCATCTACAATTACGACAGCGTGTTTATATCATAGATTGCAACGCAAACAGGGCAACGGATTGATTATTGGGGGAGAGTTCTCTCAAACGGATAACTTGTGGAAAATTACTCGCCGTTATGCCGAGTTGGATAAAATGCCATGGGTGCACGGTCAGTCTAGGATAACCAATGATCGGGGTCACTTTGCAAACGGGTCATCTTTGGAGAAAGAAACGGCGCAAGACTCTGAGGCTGGGCGGTCGGGAACTTATCACTTTGTGCTCTGCACTGAGGCTGGACGATGGAAAGATACTCCTGCTCGCAACGCTGGCGAAATACTTACTGGTGTAATGGCTTGTGTCCCCGACTTGCCAGATACAACCGTTGTCTTAGAATCAACCGCCCAAGGTGCGGCTGGTGTGTTTTACAACTACTGGAATGATGCTGATGACTGGGAGGCAGTAAAGGCTCAAGGGAAAGAGTGGAAAGGTCGCTGGATTCGCGTATTTGCCCCGTGGTATGCGTTTGACGATGCTAAAGACGACCTGACGGCTCACGAAGTCGAATCGGTTCGCAAGAGCCTCACAGCCGACGAGAAGGAGCTGATGCAGAACTATTCCACTACTGACGCACACGGAAGAGTTTATAAGATAACCATTAAGCATATTTCATGGAGGCGCAAAATACTACAAGGTGAGTGTGAAGGGGATGATGTGAAGTTTGACCGAGAGTTTCCCACCACTCCACAACACGCATTTAGAGCGTCATCCTCTACAAGATTCAACAAGGCTGGTCTCGCGTGGCAGAGGGAAAAGGCTTCAGCTAAGACCCCGAAGTTGGGGACGCTTGAGAGTGGCGGTAATGGAAACATTGCAAGCTGGATCGCAGCCCCGACAGACGAGGCAATTATACATCAATGGGAACCCCCCACCATAGGTCACAACTACATCATGTCTGTTGACTTAATGACTGGAGCTTCACAAACTGGAGGGAAAGACCCTGATTGCCACTCCGTCCTAGTATGGAGAAAGGGATACTTTGATCCACAGAGAGGCTGGCGACCACCAGCCCTAGCGGCTAGGATAATGCCAGACTGTCGATGGGATGTAGACATACTTGTTGAGCACGCATGGAGGTTGGCGGTTTATTATGGGTGTTGCTTGGTTGCACCAGAAATAAACCAAGATCGAGGCTTTGTGGAACTCCTGCGAGCGAAGGGGAATGTTCCTATATACCAAAGAGAGGTTCGTAATCAAGTGAATCAAAAGACAACTAAGGCTTTAGGTTGGCAAACCAACTCGGCTACACGGCTACAGATCGAGGAGACGTTAGCGACCGCCATTAGAACCTACAATGAAGAAGGGGGTGGTGTTGAGCTTAATTGCCTTTCGTTAATCCGTGAGTGTGAAACCTTTTGTGTTAACCCTAAAAACGGCAGAGCGGAGGCTATTTCTGGTGCTCACGATGACGATGTCATTAGTGCTGGTATCGGTATGTGCCTCATTGAAAGAGGCAAGAAATACATTAACCGTTACGAGAAGGTTCGGCTCCCAAGGGATCTCAGGAAGCTTGAGGATAGTTACAGCAAGGAGTCTAAAGGAATGAAGCGAGGGGGGGTGATGGGAAGAAGGGGATTCTACTAAATGGTTGATTTTTTTCTTGAACTCAAAAAAAAGTTAATTATAATTCTCATTATTATGAGCTTTTCTTAAAAGCAAATAATAATGAGAATTATAATTAAAAAATTGCAATCCTAGTTGCAATCCTAGTTGCAATCCTAGTTGCAATCAATAAATAACAAGACCAAAAAAATGCCCAAGAAAGGAAACCTAGACCCGAACGCATCAGAAAGATCCGTTTATCAGCGCAAATATAATAGCAAGCCAGAGCAGAAAAAACGCAGGGCTTCGCGTAACGGTGCGCGTCGAGAGGCTGAGAAAATTCACGGCAAGTCAGCGTTAGTCGGTAAAGACGTTGATCACACCGTTGGTAACACTAAAGGGGATCTGGATAACAAAAAAACCCGCATTATATCCTCCTCGACAAACAGATCGGCAGGAGCTAAAGCCTCTCATCGAAACCGATCTATTTATTAACCACATGAAACTTTCTGTAATAAAAACAAAAGGGTAAGGCGAAGAGCCGCTAAGTAAAACGCCAAGCAGGGTGGGTTTTTTCATGTCCAACCTTTGTTGAAAGCAAGGCGTATTAGTCTGGGTTCAAGCCCCAGTTACCCACCAAATACACAAATTATGAAAATAACCCTGCAACAGACAGATTTAAAAAAGCTTAAAACAAGGCGAGCCAAAAAGGTTACAATTGAGATATCGGGAGATGAGATATCCCCTTCTACGATACTAAACGAACTCCTGCTACCATCGCTATCCGCGCTAGGATACAACGAAGCCACTTTGGCTAAGATTCATGTTAAGGAGTCGGCAAGCATGAAGAGATCGTAACACCAAGGCGTAAAAAACCCCACTCAGCTTTTACACTGGGTGGGGTTTTCGTCATGTATAACAACAAACAAAGCCGCCCCCAACCAAGGGGCAACGCAAGCATTTTGTAGCTTTATGGAGGATTTGTCAAGCTAGGGCATTCAAAAAGTTCAATTATTGTTTCTTGCTCCGAATACTTGCCACACTTCTCTGGATTGTAGACAATTTCAAGATGCTCTGGGGAATCATCTTCAATAATCCCGAGGTGCACCAGTCCATCGAAATAGTATTTTGCTGAGGCTCCGAGTCCGTCATAGTCTCTGGGTCGGACTGTTCTGATGGTAACGAGAGCAATAAAGCGTTGTATTGGAGGTCGCGCCACCTGTGGATTCTTTTGTAATGCGCGTTTCTTATTTGGTTTAGGGTCGCCCCCACTTGGGGGATCTTTAGGTGAGCCACTTTCTTTGCGCCAGACTCCATCAGAGCCTTCCGCAAAACCACAGTCGCGTAACTGTTTCTCATTGAACTTATGTTTTTTTGGCATTGGTTGATCCAGATTTAACAACGTCTTCTAGGCGGTAAATCGCTCGTATGTTATCCTTGTCTAGGACTACCCTCACTTCCCCCCGTGATTCATCAACCTCCTCAACGTAGCCGTTTTGACCCCTCCATTGGGGATCGGCGTTTGAGTTGTGTAAAGAGTATATCCTGTCACCAACCGCGAGTTTTGGCTGGTTTTTTTTAGGCATAGAGTAATCCTTAAGCTCTTTGCTGAACTGTTCTTGCTCTTGCTGCGTTAATGGCTCGGGGTGGTCGACGGTTTTTTCCACAAACTGCTCTATAGCGTTAATGCTTGCGTGAGGACTATTGCTATTAAGGGCTTTTGCAATTGACTCAAGCGCGGTTGCTATTCTATCGAAGTGTTTGGTGTGGGCTTCTGCAACTATTGTTACGGCTGTTTCATTACTCATTGTTCTTATTGTTTTGTTTTATTATTGGATTTTGTTTTTTTTCGAGTCAAACATTGGAGTGATGCCTCGCCATTTGTTAGGCTCTTTCGAGAGGTAGCCTTTAGCCACCAGTGCTTTTATCACAACAACACCTGAGTTTTGGCTAGGGAGTTCAATTCCATTGCACAACTCAGCGTTTGAGGGGGCGTATCCATATGTATCGTAATAGCGGCAAATCCACCGCAATGCTTTGTCTTGATGTGGGGTTAGGTTTTCCGACGGGGGGATAATCAATGAGGGGTCGATTGTCCCCATCCTTTCAGCTATTGCAGCGTTTGATTCCTCTATAGTTTTTCTGCTGTCGAGTATAACATTCATCGCCTCGTTCCTTTTGTCTACTAAGAATTGCAAGGAAAGGTCTGTCTCGATCAGTTTTCGCGGGGGGTTTACCCAGTTTTTTTTGTCAGTTTCGCTCATTACATATTAGCGGGGTTAAATGTTTCTCTAAAGGTGGTGATGTCGCCATGAAAATCAAGACCAACCTCTCCAGTGGAGCCAGCCCTATTCTTTACAAGCAAGGCGTCAGCCTCAGAAGCGTTGATTGCAGGGTCTCGATGTAGTAAAAGAACTGCATCGGCATCCTGTTCCAGTGACCCAGATCCTTTAAGGGACTCTAGTGTTGGTCTTGCTATTTCGGTCTGGGTTGACTGAAAAGAATTACCCGTCCGTTTTAGTTGGGCTAAAGCAATAATGGACACCTTTAACTCCTTGGCTAGGGCTTTGAGTTTGCCCGAGACCTCAGATATTTCCTCTACCGAGGAGTTGCGAGATTTAGGATCAACACCTCTGAGGAGCTGGATATAGTCCACTATGATAACCTTAACCTTGTCTCGATGAACCGCCCTGCGAGCTATTGCTCTTAGTAGCTCGATGTTTATCCTGTCAGTATCATCAATAAAGACATTCCAGTTCTTCATTTTATTAAGACCAGACCTCATGGAAATTAGGTCGTTTTTGGTTATGCCCGAGACCAGCGATTTCTTTGGGTTGACTCCGCTGACCGACGCCAAAAGCCGTTGGCGTAGCTCTACATCTGGCATCTCGAGTGAGAAAAACACAGACCCTATTCCTTGTTCAGCTAAGTTGGTGACAATGTTTCCTGCCAACGCTGTCTTGCCTGCTGAGGGTCTTGCTCCCAGCAGGTATAGTTTGGAGGGTTGCAAACCGTCCAACATGCGCTCAAGCTTAGGGAAGCCGAATGAGAAACCCTTGATTTTATTAGGGTTTTCAAACCGCCAGCAAAGGTCGTCACTAAGTTCACCCATATCTCTCATGGATCGGTATCCTCCTCCAGTTGAGTCACCGTTGGATATATCCCTAGCCTTGGATGACATTAATTCTGCGACCTCGATGATGTCCTCAGCAGGACAAGATCCCTCTGTAGACTTAGCGAACAGCTCTTTAGATCTGGTTGCAATCTCCCTGCGTGCAGCCACATCCCTGAGTCTTTTGGTAAGAGTTGCAAGTGTAATTGTCGGTAAACCAAGGGAACTAAGCTTTTGAAATAGCATCTGTGTTTTTTCGGACGATCCGTGTATGCGGAGAGACTCCTCGCTAAACGCGTCTTGATTTCCTGCTATCATAATAAGTGCGTGACCAAGCTCTGCCCTTTCAGAACTCATAGTTACGTTAAGCACATCGCTCAAATCGATGGTTGACGCTGGATTTGCAATCATGTGCTGAAGGAATAACTCCTCAGCCTGCACGTCGTATAGGTTATTTACCGTATTACTCATGGGTAGTTATTGCTTCTGATTTTTTAATAATCCGTCCCCTTGCCGCCAAAGTGAGACCGTCACCTACTGGAATCTCAGCTACTGGATCTGGATTCATTATCTTGCGGTATTGTAACTCAGCCTCGATGTTGTAAATCCAAGCTGCTACCTCCTTCTCCCCTACGCCTATTTTTTCGTAGGTTGTGTGTTCAAGGTTAACTTCGCGCTGGACTCGATACAGGGCAATCAGTCTTGACTGTAGAGATGCGACCCCCTCATTGCGGTGGGACTCGACCCCGAACTCATGTTGCAACTCTTTCATACACGCTGAAAAAGACTTGCGACTCCAGTCCTGTGGAGACTCAGCGGCTGATAAGAGCATTGCGTCACGAATATTGTTAAACATGATCCTCTTGTTGGGATCTTCTGGTTGGGCAAACATCGCCGCCTCGGATAAGTAGGTTTGGGGCAGGGGTAGCTGGCGTATCGCTGACGGGATTCGCTGGGCTACAATAACCCACTTAGCTAAGGTGCTCAACTTCCATTTCATGCCGTTCTCTCGGTCAAGAAAACCCAACTCCTCGATAGCCTCCTCGATCGTAGGGTCGTGTGCAGATCTAGCCATGTAATCAAGAGTGATTTCGCCTATCCAAACTAAGATCTCTTTATTTTGACGCATCGAGGACTCGTATAGCCAAGCTAGGTGGCTACAAGTGGCTTTAAGGTCACCCGATGTCGCGCATTCGTCTAATATTAGCAACCCATCCTCAGTGATGGAGACCGATGGTGCGGCTGCTTTTACATAGTTGTCCATTCGTTGGAAAAACTCCCCCACCCACGGAGGTCGAGAAATTACTGAAACTACACCCATGCCGCTCACGGAGTTTGGCGTGGACATATCAATGTGTGCACCCTCTGAATCGGGTCGGCTGAGGAACAGCTTCCCATCCCCGTTGAAGGAGATGGGAAGGTTTTCTGGCGCGTTTGCCAGCTCGTAATGTGTATCTTTTTCTTGCTCCATGACTACTATTGGTTGCGACCGATTTCTTCAATAACTTCCTCGCGCCATGCACAAGGAGTGCACACAATGAACCGCTCGACTTGAGGAGATTTCTGTCCAGTTGATTTCGCTGTTTGATCAAAAACCACATCCACCTCTTTTTTATTGTTTAGGAAGTTGTTAGAACAAAGCTCATCGTAGGCGTCCTCCCACAGTTCACGATCCTCGACCTCTTCGTCAACCAAAACAAGAAAAGCCTTGCCGTTATCGTCCAGTTTACCATCGTCGTCGGCGGCGTGTCCCGCGAGAACCTTCTCCACTAAGACCATGTCGTTTAGCGACTTGACGCTTGCTCGATTAGGTTTGCTCGCCTCTTGCGGTTGCTGGGGTTGCTGTGTCGCCCCCATTGGAATTGATCCCGAACCCTTCTCTGGAAAAGGGACTACTGATCCAACCAACTCTGGAGCAATGGTCGATACCTTGTGTTTGGAACTCATCCACAGGTTGGTTGCAATTGCGCGTAGCGACTCTCCGTCATCAGCAAGCAGAGGTCGATCGTTAATGATTGCTTCAGCCACATCTAGGCATTTGGTGTATCCGCGAGCGGCTAGTGACAATTCGGCATCGAACTGAGACACCCCGTTCGCTTGGACTTGCTGTTGTGGAGCTTGAGCTTGCGCTTGCTGTTGTGGAGCTTGAGCTTGCGTTTGCTGTTGTGGGGCTTGCTGTTGTGGGGCTTGCTGTGTAGATCCACCAGCAGGCAGGACGCGCATCGTCGCCTCGGGGTAAACCTTCACTACAGTGTTAGGATATTGCTTCCCTGCCTGTTGCCAAGTGTTGAAGACCAGACCTCGGGGGTCGCCTTTTTCGTTAACGCTTGAAGAGATGACAATCTCGTTACCTTCGCACGGGTCAAGGATGTGAATCTGTTCCTTCATCAAGGTGATCATCAGCTTTTCCCCAGACCCATCGTTGATAAGGATGGATTGGCGGTGCTGGCTGAACCTCTTGTCGTTATCGGTCGGGTCGGCGGGAGGATACTGCTTCTCGACAACTCCCCTTATTTCGTCTACTGGCGATTTGTCCGCCAGTTGCTTAATGTTTGCAATTTTCATAGTTTTAATTGTTTACTGTTTGGTGTTTGGTGTTTGGTTTTTTATCTCCCATTGGATTTCAATCAGGGAGTTTAATGCGGCAAGCTGTGCTTTTTGCAATTGTTCAATTGCCGCTATCTTTGAGTCGAGCAACATGGATTTTGTATCCATTTTTTCTGCTACCACCATAGTCCTGCGGACGTAGAATGGCAGAAGAAAGGTTACTACGAGGTATATGAGGGCTAATACAGACAGTATTAGTGCTAGTGCCATAGTTATTATTTCCATGATGTTTGTTTAATTATTGGGGTTCTCATGACTATACTAATCTGTTTCGTAAATCTTCTAGGCTTCTTAGATGCCCTGCCATGGCGATGTTTACCTCTTGCAACTGCCCTATTAACGGGGTCTCCGCGATCGGGTCATCGCAAATTTCTGTATGGCGTTCTTCTTGGAGTGTATATCTACTACACTTTTGTTTAATATGTTCGGTTACCACACGCATGTCCTCGCTCATTTGAGCGAAATGGTCGAAGCATGCTGCTACTGGGTCGTCAGTAGCCGTGCATATTAAATGGTCGAAGCATGCTGCTGCTGGGTCGTCAGTAGCCGTGCATATTTTTAGCTCTCCTGCTATTTCATCTATGTTGTTCATAATTGTTTATTTTTTTTGTGTTGTTGCTGGATCGTAGTTCTTCATCCAGCACCAGACTGCGTGTAGATGTTTAAATGTTTCCCACGCCTTTTCTACGTCCTCTTTTTTATGGACAATAAGTTCGGCTTCCCATACCCCATCCTTCCCTGCTTTAGGGTTGGTGTTAAGCATGAGGTTGCAAACTGGCATATTACCACTATTGACTTCCATATTAATGTTGGGGGTGGTCGATAGGGCTTCGGTGTATGCTGCGAGTTGCAAGATGTCGGTCTCATAGACTGGTGCTTTTTTGGCAACAGCTCCGCGAGTCTTGATATCGCACACTGCAAGGACTGAGCCGCCCTCATTCGCGTCTACCTCATGTTTAAATCCAGCCTCAATAAGCTTATCTCTGACATCTTGATCACCCGTGTTTAGGTAAATTAATCCGTCACAGCACCCAGCATAACCTATCTCTCGGTTTGCAATATAGAACTCTGAAAACTCCTCGTCGATAGAGACAGAATCGTCTGGCGTGATCTTTTGGATCAGTTCAATAAGAGGCATGGACAGCTTCATTATGTCCCTGCCCTCAGACAGCTCACCAACAAACTCGGAAACAACCTTGTCTGGAACCGCGATGGTATCTTTTGTTGCTGTTGCAACCCACGACATGCCATTTGGGGGTTCGCTTTGGTCATCTACTGTGGATCTTGCATATCGCGGATCGGTAAGAATCCCTGCACCCAACTCATGACACCTAGACCCAAGCCTTGCGGCTGAAGCCGCATGTTCCTTAGAGTCCGCTAATGCCCTTTTTGCAAAGTCGTCAACAGACTCGCCCTCGATTTTGGGAAGAGTTGTGCAAGCCAAAATGGCTTGGTTTATCTTATATGCGGTTAGGAAGTCCTTTTGTAGTATTTGCAGGATATTTGTCACTGATGGTAACGCGCCTACTTTTCGTGCGTCCCTCAAGCTTGTGGATCTTGTTTCACCAGCCTTGCCTCGCTTGCCAGCGTAGGGGACTGTATGGAACGACGTTATTTTCTCATCATTGGCTTTATACCAATGTGATGCTGAGTCTGGTTTTACTATGTTCATTATTTTATTATACTGGTTTTATGTTGTGAGGACTACAGGCTTGACCTCGACCAGATGAGTCGAAACAAGCGAATATGTAGCTTGCGTTAGTTGATGTGACGTATCCGCGCTCAACATCTACATGGTCGCGGTTGCCTTTGGCGTGGTTTGGTATATACAAGACAGGAGTGCCTTTAGTGTATGTTTTCATGTTGTCGTTCATTGTTGTTACTTTATTGTGCATTTGGTTTTGCTGAAGTCAAATTTATTTTCATTTATTTTAATTCATGCTGAATTTGCTTTCATTTGGTTGGTGGGATATAAGGTCGTGGGCTAATTTCATCTTTTGTTTATACAGAGAGATTCCATGATCTCGCATCGCCTCGTTAATATCCGAGCCAGTCCTAATATCCATTAACCCAGAGTTAGTAAGGTTGTAAATGGTCGAGCCAGTAATAGTCTGCGTAATATGGTCAGCCAGCTTGCTTGAGCTTTTTACCCCCGCCTTGTCGCTATCATAAATAATACCTACAGATCTGTGCGAAAAGTAAGCGTGTAGCTTGGGGGTGGTGGGGATTGTGTTTGCGCCCACTATGCCAAGAACTGGACAGCCAAGTTGCAACACGGTCAAGGCATCCGACTCCCCCTCGGTTACAAATATCGGGGGTCGGCTAAAGTCCTCCAGCTCAGACTTGCAGGTTGCAACATCTCCAAAAAGGAACTCCTTGGCTTGCCCCTGCCACCAAATGGTCTTGCGGGAGGATAGGGGGTCGAATCGGATCTTGGCTCCGAGGTTTCCTGCCCAATCTTTGAACAGCCAAACGATGACGGGCTGTGTTATACCCATGTCGGGTATAGGGTTTAAGACGCCGATCATGCCTTTGTTGATGGCTTTGATGATTGTTTTCTTGGTCAACCCCTTGTTTGCCGCAAACACAGACAAGGGGCTTGAGTCGTTGTTTATAGACGCATGAGCCGCTACGCTCATTTCTGCAACCAGCTTGCGGGTTAATTGCGGCAGTTTCTGAACGTAGCTTTTCTCCCTCTGGGGGGTGGGCTTCGCTGGAAGCGATGAAGGTGGTGGGGGTGGGACATGCAGACCGTTGGGCGTCTCTGAACCTTGCAACCCTGCCAACTGACCACAACCAACGATAGCCTCATGGACTGAGCATTGGTCGAGGTGGGCGTAGAGGTCAATGACGTTCCATTGATCCCCACTGGAGTGATCCTTGGCTTTCTTGCCCCCGTCATAGATAGAGAAGGAGGGGTGGGCTTCGCCGCGAATGGGTGACTTGATCAGACCGCACTTAGGTTGCACCTCGTAACCGAAGCACTTGAGGACATCCCATATTTTAAGCGTTTCTTTAATCGTTGCGATATCGTAATGTTTATCCTTGTTCATTAGAATAACTCTCCTTGTGATGGTTGTTGTGCGCGGTTAATGACCCATACGTATTCTGGTTTTCCGTAGACGCCCTTGACCTTCTTGTCGGTCTTGGCAAGAAATCCACGACTGGTTAGATTGGTGATCGATCTCCGAACAGATGTGATTGGTGCTTGGGGCAAACACAAATATCGCACCTGTGACGGCGAGTAGCCTCGCCCTTTGTGTTGGAAGAATTTAAAAATCTTTTCATCTTGGGACTCGGCTTTACCCTTGCAATCTCGCAAGGCTTCTCCGCTTTCTTTGGTAGTATTGTAGTATGACATGTCGTTGTTAATTAGTGTTTCTTAGTCGGGTAAGTAGCCCCCGTGCTTCGGCTTCTTTTTGGTTCGTATGTATCCAGCGGTGACAAGCGGAGTGAGTCCAGAAGTAGTTGAGTAAATGGTCTCCTGCTCGACCTGATGGGTGGTGGGGTTCCATGTTGCGTTTAGCATCACGTTGTCCGCACACCTTGCAAGTTTGCAGTTGAGGGTCATTAATCTTCTGCTTTTGATACTCGATCTCCAGCTTGGCACGTTTGGGGTTCACTGGCTGTTAAAAAGGAATGTTAGGGGGTGCTGAATCGTTCAGTGGTGTCTGGGGGTGGGACTGTTGACCTCCACCTTGTGACTGAACTTGCGGCTGATCCTTCCATTTGTAGAATCCTCCTTTAACATTCACCTTATCATTACCACTGGCATCCTTTGGGTTGTATCGTGGAAATATACCACCTCCAACTTTCTGCTGTCCAATGTCGAGTGCTGAACCACATGTGTTGCAATGCAACGTCAAATAGTCATACTCGTTCTGTTGTCCCGCCGTGCGATGGCGAAACGCAAGGTCATCAGTTCCACATTGCCCACAACTCGTAGGCAGTTGTGAGAATTGAGATATGCCCTTGATCAACTCTACTGGAGATTCTCCAGTGACTTTAATGGTGCATGACGCACCTACTTTTATGTTCGCTTCCATAGATTTTTTGGTTAGTGATACAGCTCGTTTAGGAGGTCTTTTTACGCGACCCTATAAAATTATCGAGGTGCTCGTCAGCTTGATCTAACTTGCTTTTCAGCGAGGCGGTCTTGAGCTTCCAGTCGTGGCTATAATTGGCTCCGTCAAGCAAGGAAACCTCGCCGTCTGCCAGCATTTTCGTTACATCGATCGTTTTGCTACCTGTCTGAGACACCATCTCACCTTTGACCTTATCCTTATTGTTAAAGATTTTACTTCTCACACTTTTGTTTGCAAGGGTTGCAATTTTACAAAGGGCTGCGTCTACCTCAACTTCTATCTCTTCAATGGATAGGTGGGGTAAAAGATCTATTTTCAAGTAGTCAATAAAGTCGCTTCGTTGCGATGATCCTTTTTCTGAAACCTCGCTAATAGCCACGGACGAGAAGACTGGATTGAGTGTAATAGGGGTGCGCCGCAAGAGTGCAACTTGCTTAATTGCCTCTGGGGTCTTTTGATCCATTATATCCGACCACAAATCCAATATCTTGGCTGTGGCTTTTTCATCGGAAAGGTCGTTTGCGTCTATGGACTCAGGTGTAAGACCATGCCTCTTCAAAGCTTGCTCGCTGTGTTGTAAGGTGCTTAAAGTCGAAGACAGTCTATAAGCGGCACAAAACTTGTTGAGTATAGAGGAGTGTGTTAAGCCGAAAATGCTTATCTGTCTAGACGCCATATCTGAAATTGCAATTGTCCAAATCTCTTCATGCGAGATATTGCCGCTCTTTTCTTTGGGGTAGAGTTGGGTCTTTTTGCTAATCATATCAGCGAATCCCTCGAAAACCTCTCCGTTGAGAGAAATATAACCATTGCTTCTGAAATTTGGGCTAAGACCCTCGTTAATAAGGTGTGCAGGATTACCATCCCCTTTTGGGTTTTCAATGACTAATTGAGCCATGATGTCGCGCAGATCTTTTCTTGTAGACACTGGTTCGGATTTGAGATCCTCGAGGGGCTTTTGCCACTGTAGCTCGCGGATGGAGTCGTGCATTGGGTCGCTAAAATTATACAACCCTGTGATGACCGTGCTCTTGCGCGATGAAATTTTGTCGTGTCCCATATAAAAAACACCGTAAGGCAGGGTTTTCAACATGCCCTGTTTAGTGGTTAGATCACTTAAGGCTCCATCGTCGAGCATTCCCACATCGCCATTCCAGCCAAAGAAGTTCGTATCTCCAGCCCACACAGGCAAACCAATGCCGCCGAAAAAATCAACGGCGTATTGAAGATCCTCGCAAGTAAAACCAGAATCCCCATGCTTCTCGATCATCACTTCTTTGATGCATCTGAAATAATTACACGCCTTGGCTAACTGTTGGGCGAACGTATGCAGTTCGGCATTATCCTTGGAGGATAAGCTGGTGTAGCACAAATTATACACCAGATTACCTTCCAATTGCGCCTCTGTGAACCCAATCATCTGTGTAAAAAAAGATTGGATATCTAGGTTTTGGTATGGCGGGTTGTTTTTTTCATCTCCCCTAATGCTTTCAAGCTCGAGGAGGTCTTTAAGACAGCAATCTAGTAACGCTGAACAGACCGTCTTGAGGTGTTTTAAACCATTATCCCATTCCCCAGTCGCTCCAACAGGGATTATCCCATTTCCCATTTTTAAGTGGCTGGCGATGCGGTCGCTTATGGGGTTATTTTGTGTTGTGACAAGTGTGAAGCTATCACCACACACCTCTATTGAGGACGCGGGTAGAGTTACGCCGTTTATTTCAGTGTTGTTTTTCATGTTGTTGTTACGTTGTTGATGTTATTTATAGCTACGATTATAGCAAGATTTATTTGTTGTTTTTTTGTGTAACACAATTTCTACACAGCATTAAAGAATCTAGCAATGCGTCGTATATTGTTAAATATATCCGACAGGCATATCACACAGCGTTAAAAAACCTAGTGATGCATCCTGCTGTTTTGTGATACTCAAATCCACAGGCTCCTTTTTGAGACCCGATGAATCCCGCATGACTATGCCAAGCGTCACTGGCACACAATGCTGGTAGGTATTCTACTAGCAATCCTGCTTGCTCATCAATTACTACAGGGGCTATACTTTTTTGATGGTGAATGTGTCCACACTTCATGTGCCGATATTTAGTTAAACCCCATTCTTTTGGAAATTCTGCCGCGATTATCTGCGCCCACTTGTTTGCGGCTACTTTGTCACCGTGCGCCCACACCAGCAGATTGTCGCCAAAGACCATTTTTTTACGAGGTGATGCGTCTAGTTTGACCGTGACATTTGGGCAGTTGGCATAATATGAATCAAGGACGCGAGCTAGCCACACCTCAGAGTGCCACGAATGATTGCCCTCCAGCACAACAACCTCAACTTCAGTTGCAATTGATGCGGCTACCTGTACAGCATCACGGCAAGCTGCGATAATGTAGTTGACCACTCGGTGATATCTGGTGTCAACGTCAAGCACGTTGCCACTTAGCTCTGTCTTGTTGGATCTGTTGTCTGAATGGAGCATGTCGCCCCCAAAAACTAAAACCGCCTTGTGGGGACGGTTTGATCTGCTTGCTATCCCCTCAGCCGCCTCAATCATTCTGCGGGATGCAATGTCACAATCATAATCTTCATCTAGTGTCTCGCGCTCATCCGCATACATGCCAACGTGTGCATCGAATAGGTCGATCTCAAACAGTATCTCATCCGTATCTGTCTTGCGTGTGCGTCTTGACTTAGCCTTGCCCTTGCCTTTGACTTGCTCGCATAGCCCATCAGCCACATGTTGCATCTTGTCCAGCATTGGGGACATCCTGCGCCATTCTTGGATAACATTACCGTCAGCATCATATTGCACTGTGGTTTTCGTCATGCCGAGATGATCTGGTTTTGGTGCGCTTGACAGCCAAGGTGCAACGCCTTTTTTCTCGATCACTTTTAGACACTGCTGAACGGTTGATGTGTTACAACCTAGAACCCTTGCTGTCTGCGCGGCGTTCATGTCATTGCTCAGGTAAAGATCCAGAGTCTGCTTCTGTTTAACTGTTAGCATAACATGGGTTTACCCTAAAACAGGTAGTATTGCAAGCTAATACAAAGGGCTGTAAGGCTGTCGCCTAATGGACTCAATCTCCGATCTCGCCCATTCTATCATGTTTGTTAGACGCTGTGATGAAGGTTGATCGTGTGAGAGAAGGGAGTAAAGGCAGATCCCCCTATAGTCCCCCACCCGAAGGTAGAGGAATATAGGAAGGGAACCTTTGAAGTCAGATCGCGTTCGATCGGTCGTTTCGCACTCCGTGGGTCTATTGCGGATAAGCCATGGTAGCCTTCTTTCGTGCTACCTTTATCAACTCCGCGCCCTTGGAACGTCCCCCCAGCCAGTTGACTGAGCGTTGTAATTTCGTCCCTCTCGACGGTTCTACCCGTGAAGAGGGGAAGTGGAGGATAGTGCATCTGAATCATCAATCTAAAGCCCACTGTCTACCCTGATATGTCAGACGGGAGAGTAGCCCCGACATGGCTGGTGCTTAGTCAGAGGCTTGGTTGATGTATTGGTTTGAAGACATATTTTTAAAAATAAAAAACCCGACCAGTAGAAAGAAATTAGCGGGAGACTTTCTGGTCGGGTTTAGTGAGGTTTCCCTCAAAAATATGTAGTAGGCTCCCGCTAAGGAATGCTTTCTGGGCAAATAAAACTCTATTTTACCGCATTAGTCAAATTAATTCTTATATTTATTTAAGAAACTGTCCAAAGCATCTTCTTTTTTACCATCACCCTCATTGATCCCGAGGATTCTTTCAGCCTCATCAATGTCCTTGGTTATTTTTTCGATGTTACTCTCAATCTCCTCAATCTCTTTGATTAATTCATTAGGTGTCTTTTTAGATGCAGATTGCTCAACTACTTGTGACTGACTATCATCAGTGCGTTTGTGTGGCAAATCAATCTCAATTATGGCGGTACTGGCGGTCTTGTAGTGCTTGCGCGAATCGATAAACGAAAAGACGGCAAATGCAAACGTGTAGCATGACGCCAAAGAGGCTACATACAGGACGACGGGCAACTTTAGCTCGTAGGAGTATAGCGCGACTAATACCCAAATGGGTGCTTGTATTAAAAGAGACATCGCCGAAGAGCGGTTCGTTATGGCTTTTACTATGCTTGCAATGCTTAATGCATATCCTTCAATTTTATTATTTTTCTTCATTGTTAGTTGTGGTTTGTTTTTCATTGGTTAGAAACAGTTTAGTTGATGGGGGATATTTAAACAAAGCCTCACCCAAGGCTGTTAGACATATCATACGTTTTGATGTCCCTTTTTTATGTGGGGATACGTAAAGTAGTCCATCTTTTTTTAACTGGTTGGTTGAAACCCAAAATCCAGCAGAAGTGTAGGGGCTGTTGCAACTTTTTACGTAGAGAGACTCAATCGTCTTTCTAACATCGGACGCGAACAGCAACCCTGTTTTCCCTTTTCTTTTTTTGCCTCGGGCTTGCTTACTGATTTGCCACTCCATCTCTCGAGTGACACTCAAGGTCATGATTTGCAAGGGAGAGAGCCGCATGAAAAACATATTGCCTTGTGTCTCCCCAATTTGGGCGGTAACCTTTCGGCTTAGTTTACTTAGGTTCATTTTTTTGTGGTGGTGTTTGGGTTTGAGTTGGTTTGATTCTCCACATGAGGTGGGGATAATAGGTCTGACGTGATGTGAGTTCATGGATTGCATCCTCCTTGATGGCGAATACAATCCAGTCCGTCCACCTCGGTTCAATTGTGCTTTTTTGTTGCAACGTGTAGTATTTTGGTTTCATGGTTTCGTTAATTGATCCTTAAGATGGGATGGTGCTTGCCGCCTGTATTTGTAGGCTAGTTGCAAGACCCTGCCCTTCTCAAAGTTGGTGAGATCCGATTGGCTTTTATCTGCCAACCTTCTCCCGTATTCTGTGTCGGTTCCACTGAAGCCCACCCCGTTGACTATCCTCGCACCGTCATCATCTTTCGCTGAGACATGCTTAAGGCAATACAGGGAGGTCTTGACATCGCGTATGGACGCGGCTTGACCGATTGCGGCAACAGCGAGCCTCTTAGCTCGACGTTCGCTATCATCTTTCGCTTCCTGATCAGGAGATCGTTGCTCCCTCTGGAGGGGTGAAGTTGCAGTTGCAACCTGCTCCTCGGTTAGGGACTGGTCTCCAAAGTGATCTTTGTCCAAAGCAGACTCGATCACTCTGATCTTCTTGGCGTTGGATTGTATGATGTTGGCATCGATCGTTCCGTCCATTGCAAGATACTGGATCAGCACAGACTCAGTTTGTCCGATTCGGTGCACCCGATCCTCAAACTGCCGATTGTTAGCAGGAACCCAGTCGGTCTCCACGAACACAACGTGTGCCGATGCAGTCAAAGTGATGCCCGTCCCAGCCGCTAATATATTCCCAACGAACACACGACAAGATTTGTTGTGCTGGAACTGCTCTACGGCGTCCTGTCGGTTAATAGCAGAGGTTGATCCCGTGATGCAAGCGACACCGTAGCTTTGCAATTCATCCACAAGGTGTTCTATCACCTCCGAGTGATGCGCCCCGATCAAGATCTTTTTTTCCGTGTCCCCATCAAGGATAGACTTGATGTGCTCCACGGCAAGATCGACCTTGGCAAGACCCAGTATCACACGCGCCTTAGCAATCTGCTCAAAATGTATCTGTTGCCGACTCAAATGCCTAGTCGACTGATCCCATTCATCCGTTGAGTTGGCAGATTTAGCGTTAACTGCCGCCTCAGCAATCTCGTCGATTGTTTCATCGGATAAGCTAGACTCCATGGTCAAAGCATCGAGTTGACGCTTCACGTTCGCGGGTGTAGGCAGTGCAATAATTTGCCTAACCTTGGCGGGTAGCTGTTTAAGGACATCGGTCTTCAGCCGCCGAACCATGCATGACCCCCGTATAATCTGTTGCAACTCGGAAAGATTGGATGATCCGCTAACGTCGAACGAACCGCCAAACCCTTTTTGGGCATCGCAGAACTTTTGGCAATAGGCATAGTAGTCCCCAAAGTGCGTAGCATCAACGAACCTTAAAAGGTTCCAAAAATCCACAGGCTTGTTCGTGATCGGGGTTCCTGTTAGAAAGACCCAGCGTTTAGCAGGGATTGGTTCGCGGGGGTGGGAGATCTCGTTGCCATTGGAATCTTTAGGCATCCTCGATCTGGGTGGTAGACCCAGCAGGTGCGTTGATCGCTTGATCTTTGGGCTTTTAAGGTAATGAGCCTCATCCGCGATAACTACATCCCACTCCCGCGACCTTGCAATTTTTTGCATCGGGGGCTTAATCAGTAGATCGTAGGACACGAAAACCACGTCTGCGTCAGCGGCGGCGGCGGCATCCTTACCAGACAGAACCACTGCAAACCTTGGTGATGATGTTGCAAACTTCTCCCACTCCTTTTTCCAGTTGAGTCGGAGTGAGGCAGGGCATACGACAAGGACGTTTTTGGCTTCGGTCTCGTTGCAAATCATGATCGCTTGCAATGTCTTGCCCAGCCCCATGTCGTCACCAATTATAGCTCGCTCTAGAGGGAGGCAGTATTGCACCCCTGCCGATTGATAAGGAAACGGGATTACCCCGTCTGGGACTCTGGGAGAGTAGCCATCAACAGGCTTATCAGCCTTGCTTGCAATTGCACGGTCGTTGCTAAACTCTACCTCAGGGGTTTTGCTATCATCTTTTACTTTACCCCAGTGAGTTACGAGCCATAACCCAGATCTATCTTTGCCGCAGGAGACACCCACTTGCTTGAGCGCGTCCTTGTTTTCGCGCCAGTAATCCCACCAGCCATCTGGGATCGCGGCAGTAAATAGGTGTCTATCGCCTGCTCTGGTGGATACAATGCCTACATCCCGCCACGCAAGGGAAGGCAGGTTAGATTGTGGTAATTGGCTGGGTTTTAGTTGTGGTGGTGGATTCATTATTTTGTTTTTGTTTTTGGTTTTTGTTTACGTGTTATGGGAGCTTGCGGTATTTCCGCACTAGCCCCAGCTTCCTCCGAGCAGGAGCAGATGCTCTGCGGTAGGTAGTCCAGCTCTTCCCCGCATACTTCATGCGGAGTTTCTTGATCCTCTCGGCGGGGTTGTAAAACTCCGTTGGATGAACCCCTAACACGGGGTTTAGAACATTGTCTCCTAAGATTTCGGCGGTGTCATCGCCGAAAAGCTTAATTTTTGTCTCACCCAGTGAAGGGTGATTGATTGTTTTGATTGTTTTTATTGTTTTCATTGTCTTATTTTTTTTTGTTGCGCCCCCGAAGGGGCTGGTTAATTATTTTGCATACTCGCAATCGTAGCCATTCCCTTCTAGGATCGCTATAATTGTTGGAAGCAATGCAAACACTCCGTCATAGTCTGTCAGCTCCTTGTCCTTAAACCAAAGACCACCCTCGGCATACCAGTTTTCTCCACCGCTGGCATTATCAAAGATCTCGAAACTGCCGTATCCGTCACGTGGCAATGTGACGTTGTAGGTGACCTCTATATTTTTCTCTTTGCGAATTATGCCGAAAGAGTTTTCCATTACCAGATCCTCATTGACTACTTTTGTAATTTTATTGCTCATTTTTTTGTGTTGTTTGTTTGTTTACTTACTCCTCCTCAATTGCAATTGCAACTGAGGCAGATCCTATCTGGTAACTGCCGTCCATCAGCTCATGCCTATGCATGGTGTTGGTGCGAATAGCACGTGCTATCTCCTCCAGCAGGTGTGCCACTTCTGGATTAGACTGGGTGTCAATTTCTATTGCAATCACGGCGGCTAGTAGTCTGAAGGCAGCAGTGCCGTGGTTACCGACCGATCACTTTCCGTGATGATCCAAAACTTTACCCCCGTTGCCGACTTGTATGCCGACAAGACTCTGTCCCCCGCGAGGACAGCCTCGTCATTGGCAGTGTGGTCTGACGGTTCAAGATCACCCCAGTCCCCGACGATGTGTCGGTCGATCGCGGCAAAAACCTCGTCCATTCCAACACTCTCCATCACGGTGGGTGTTGCTACTAGCTTGCCCAGTTGCAATACTGGGTCTTTCATTTTTTGTTTACTCATAATTGTTTTTTTTGGCGTCATGCTATCATGTTTCGTGCATCACCCGCATGACGTAGGTGAGGCATCTATTAATGTGTGCCACCCCCCCCCAGAGGGAGGGAGCGGCATGATTGACTATGAGGCTAAGACCTTCTCGATCCCCGCCATTGCACTCTTGTAATACACAAGGGTCTGCTCCTCGGTGCGGGGCAGGCGGGTCGATCCGAAGAGGTAGTCAATACCCTCCAGATTCTCGGGGTCACGTGACTGACCGCGCCCACCGTTCACATCCATCCGTTTCACCCAGACATCATCATGGCACTCCTGCCATGCAAATCCCATCTGCCGCAATGCGGCAGGGTGACATGCCCAGAAAGCTAACAGGTTTTCATCCACCCGCTCGCCCATGCGCTTGAGGGGGAATCGAAGAGTAGACCAATTCTCATTATCGCCCTTGTGCAGGCGAGAGTGCCAGAAAGCCTCGAGGCTTACAGAGAAGCCATTGCGTTCCAGTTCGTCGACGATAGCCATGAGGACTACACCTCGGTTGGTCATCTCCGAGGGGCTGATGTCACTTAAAGCCCCGATGTTAACCCCAAGCACCACACCTCGCGGTGTCTCGACCTCGGCGAACTCTTGGAAGCACTCGGGCTGTCCCGAGCAATATGCTCCCATATCGAGGAATGCCCCAGAGACTGAGGCAATTGTTCCCTCCCTCTGTCCCTCCGCATAGTCGCGCAGGTTGTTCGCTATGTCCGAGCCTGTGAGCCTCGGGGCATCACTCCACCCCGTCTCAGCAAGATCGGAAGCTTGCTCGTATGTGACACCGCCATGCCAAGAGTCATCTTTGCGTCGGGAGTCTTGTTCTGCATGCTTATTAGGTGTTGTTGTTGCAATGTAGTGGGTAAGTTCCCCTGCCCCCTCAAACTCAGTGAGCATGTGCTCGCCCGTCTTATCGCCGTATGGCGAAGATTGGATTGTTTCTTTCATGATTTTGTTGTTTGCTGTTAGTTGGTTACCCCTTGGTGCTTATTGCAATTATTGCAACAGCACCAAGGGGGGATTGCGGCTTACTTGACTCCCGCGAGAATCTTTTTCTTTTCCTCGCTGGATGAACCGCCCCAGATCGTAAGATCCTCGACCTTATCCTGTGCCATTCCTGCGGCTAGGAGCTTCTCCCCACTGAAGGTAGCACGGGGGCTGATTACGATGCGCGACTTAAGGGCTTGAGCAGAGTGCCGCAGTGCGATCACCCGCTTGCACCAATCCGCATTGGATGCGATTTCTTTCTCCATGGCTTCATCATAATCCCACGCGATGAACGCGAACCTATCCAAAGTAGCCGCATCAAGCTGGCAACGCCCGACATACTGAGCGTTAGCTCCTAACCCGTGGGTGTTGGCGGTTGCCACCAATCGGAAGTCTTCATGCCTCTTCACCATGCCATCGGCGAAGGCACAACTCCCGTTAGCGAGAGCACTGTTGAGGACAGAGATGACGTTGGCATTGCCATTGTCAATCTCGTCTAAAATGAATACGCCGCCCTCCTCGTAGCGTTTACGGAACTCTGTGGGGACGTAAGCCCCCCTAGCGTCCATGTAGCCCAGCAGTGCTACAGCAGTAGTCTGCTGGCAGACGGAAATGGAGCTACACTCCAGATCCAAGGCTTTTGCCACTGCCCCAGCCGCCGAGGTCTTAAATGACCCAGCCGCTCCGACGAGGTAGGCGTGTAGCCCACACGTAACAGCGGTGAGAAGGGTCTCGAACTCTCGGTGTTGCAAGCCCATTTTTACGGGGGCTTTCTGAGGCTTGACTACCTCGATCTCTCGAGGTGAGGCGTTGCGCTCCAACTCATCAACTCTATCGATAAGCTCATCCATCCCAAGAGGGATGGCGGGGGCGGCAGGTGCAGGTGTTAACGTTTGGAGGAGTGCCTTGAGAGCACTCTCCTGCTCCGACGTAGTAACCACCTCTGGAGTTGCAACCTCTGGAGTTGCAACCTCTGGAGTTGCAACCTTGGGGGGGTGTTGGTCGAGAATTTCCTGCCACCTATCGGGGTGGGTTTTTAAGACTCCAGACACAATATCCTCGATGTCATTAAGTGTGAGGTTAACCTCGATCGACGAGAGTATATCATACCTTGTTGATTCTGAGTTGAATGCGTCGACCACCTCGTAAGTGAGGTTTGCGTTCCATCCGTTTGAGCCAGTGGCAACGGATGAAAGGTTTACACTGCAAAGTGGGTGTGCCTCATCGAGTCTTGGCTTCACAGCCTTGATTGCCTTGGCGATTATCTTTCTCGCCTCAATAGTATTATATTTTTTCATGTTTTTGTTTTTGTTTTGTTGTTGTTGATTCTCCATTCGACCCACAGCATCATTGCAATGGATCGGAGGGAAAGCCGACACCCCCGCCGAAGCGGGGAGTGTTGCAACTTGGGTGATGCTAGATTTGCCCTACTTCCCAGTAGGATGGTTGAGACCATGTGCCGTCAGCACGGTAGGTGATTGCCTTTTTGCTCGTCCAGTCATCGTGCTGGAGGACAAACTCAACATCCCCTCCAGAGGTGGGGGCATTGATTTGACAGATACGAGGGTAGGCATCAATGATGCCTTCCTTGCGGAGGTTTTTGATGTGCTTGTCATATTCAACGACTACGGTCTTTAACTGATTAGTTCTCTTTTTCATGGTTT